GTTATAAGCGACCATGCAGGTACTACTACAATAGATGGATATAGTAATGATACAATTAATGGTGCTGCTAATACTACTATTACTACACAATATAATGCTAAGACTTTCATAGCAACTTCTTCTTCTACTTGGATTGCACTTGGGTGATTAAAATGTTTATGCCCGCAATAATAGGAACAATCGCACAAGAAGGTCAATCCGGTGGCGGTGGCGGTGGTGGTGGTGGTGGTTCTGCACCAACAAATGTAAGCATAGCAACATCTTCTACTGGTAATTATGACAATGCTTTATTTACGGGAGATTTAGTATATGATTCCGAAGGTGGTACTTCACCCGATGTTCATATATTTAATCCTACAAGTTCATTTAATTATAACTCGACTGACGATATTTATGTCGTGAGTACAACAGTTGATGTTGCTGATTTTAGTGGTTTTAATGGTGTTGCACCGGGTTCAGATATTGTACTAAAAGCATATTGTAGGGCAACTAACGCAACATCATTCCAATGGACTATGAGTTTAGGTTCTGAAACAAGCCTTACAAATGTATCAATGAGTGTTTATGCTGCGGGTGGAACATCACAGGATAGCACAGGTAGTAGTGGGGCGGCTGTTATGAGAATGTTTTTTGGTGGAAGTAAAGCAGGGTATTTATTCCCCGAAGATGGTGATGAATTGGTATTAAAATTACAATGCACCGCTACTAATTCAAATGGTAGCACAGCAGCCACTCCCGTACAGATTAAGTTCAAGTACGTTTCTTGATGATTGTTAATCTAAACCCCCAACCCCAATAATTATAAAAAAGAAAAAACACGGAGAAATTAATATGGCACTAAAAATTGAATACGAAACAAACTACGGAATAACTTGTGATTATGCTCATTGTGTAATAATTGATATTAGATGTAATAAAGAAGTAGATGATGAAGGAAATAAAACATTCCCTGTTCAATACGGTGGTAAAATATACGCATCGGATGATGCCTATGCTGATGGTGCATCACCTGTTGGTGGTTTTAATGGTAATTTTTTGATGAGTGAATCTGCTGCTAAAACTCAATACAATATAATTAAACAATGCTACATTGACTTAAAGACAAAAGATGGGTTTACAGAAGGCGAAGATTGTTAATCCCAATCTTCAAATGATTCTGCCATAAATGCTTGCCACATTTTACAAGCACCATTGTGGTGTTTTCTATTTTTCATTGTAACCCCCCTTTTTTCGCTACCCAAAACCAAAAGTCATTAGAAACAGACCAAAACCATTTATCTATTCTGTTTATATTCTCACCTCAGTTTTTAGAGTGTAGAATAAATGTATAAATTGCGTAGTAACAATTGCAAAGAAAATCTTAACTTGAACAATAGCAGTTTTTATTTCAATGGGTTGTGAGGTAATGCTTTCTAGCATCACCATTTCTAACATAGTGTAAAAAGTAAAGTGCTACTATATTGTCTTTTTTATTACCTGCATCAGATATATGTATTTATTGAGGGTACACCATTGGCGCGAATGAAACTAATTGAGAAAAGAAAACGCCATACTATTTGGAAAATACACAATTGAAGAGGTTATTTTTTATGGTGTTTAATATAGTAAACCCTCATGTAATCGGAACACTATCTTTTGAATAAACCCTTCGCTTTAAATGCTGTATCTACCCAAATATGTTTACATTGTTTACATTCCCATAAATGAATTCTTTTCCCTCTAGTGTCATGGTATCTTGCAGATAATCTTCTAGGTATATGTTTGTACCCACATGCTCTACATGTGACATTTAGTTTATCCATCAATCTACCCATGTCACTCAACTGGCCTTCGGCTGACAATATCGTCTATTCTTAATATAGATGTCGTTACTTCTGTTGCCGAAAGCATTGCTTGTTTTATCAATTGCATAGGTTCTATAACATTCTCTTTTTCCATACTATGAATACCACCATTTGTCACATCTGGCCCGAATTCTAGATTCCCTTGCTGTACAGCGTGTCTCATAGAAAGTACTGTATCAAGTGGGTCATGTCCTGCGTTTTCAGCAATAGTGGCTGGTATAATCTCTAGAGCGTCAGCATAGGCTTCAATAGCCATTTGCGCTCTACCACCTATAGAAGCGGCATGATTTCTTAGATGTGAGGCCATTGCAACAAAAGAAGAGCCACCACCGTAAACAATACGATTTACATCTTTTACCATACCAACAACACCTAATGCATCATCAAATCCTCTTTCTACTTCATCAAGTGTGGATTGAGTAGCACCCCTAAGAATTAGAGTAGATTGGTCTGATTCCTCATCACCTTGTATGAATAAATAGTAAACATCGTTGTGTTTTTGTCTAATTATTTTTGCTGAGGCGTTTTCTTCCAAATCATTTACTGTTTGTGCAACATTTAAATTTAAAGCATTACTCAAGGCTTTCATCATACTTTCTGGTAATCTTCTTACCACCCCTATATTATTCTTCTTTAGATACGCACAAATATTATCATGGACTCCATCTCTAACGAATACAATACCTTCATCGCCAATACTGTGTACAATCTTTTTTGCCTTATCTAAAAGACTATCTTGGTTTCCTTGTTTAAATTGTGTATAAGATTCAGCATCCATTTGAATAGATATATTTTCTTCAGTCTTTTCATTTTCAAGACCTGTATTAACTAAAACCACTTTGGTATTCTTTTTGAAATCAACATCTAAAACTAGATTCTTGCTTAGTACCACACCGTTAAAAAGATATGAATCTTCAATACTACCTCCCGGTAAACTAACAACTCTAACTTTATCTGACTCACCCGCTTTAACTACAGAATCTACACACAACTGACTAACAATATCAGTCGCTGTTTCTAGAGTTTTTCCTGTTATTGCTGTTTTTGCTATATTTTTTAGAACATCTTCATTTCCTTCAAAAGCGACATCACTCTCAAGATATTTTGAGGCCATTCTTGCTGCTTCGTGATAGCCCCTACAAATTACATTTGGGTGTAGTCCTTTTTTGTACAAACTTTCGCTGTTAGTAAGTAATTGTCCAGCAAGTACCACTGTGGTAGTTGTTCCATCATAACACAACGATTCTTGAGTCTTGGATATTTCTACCATCATTTTAGCACCCGGATGAGCAACATCTAGTTCTCGTAAAATTGTAGCACCGTCATTTGTAACTATAACATTACCAGCACCATCTACCATCATTTTGTCCATACCCATTGGACCCAGAGTACTCTTACAAGTCTCTACGATGGCTTTTGCTGCGTTTATATTCAATGCTTGTGCGTTTGCTTTTCTTGTTTCTTGCTTTTCCATTTTTATTCCTCCTCATTATTTTCTGGAGTGAAAGGCCAATTTACCTCATTCGCTATTCTACTCGCCATTCTTTGTATATCCGACAACGCACCACCTTGTGATATTGCTCGTAACAAAGTATCTATTCCAACTTTTAATTTTATTTCTTCTTCAATTTTCATTTATTTCACCATTCTATTTCTATTTCAATCACTTCCCCTGTTTCCAGAGAACGAGATTTGACTATGTTGTGCTCTTCCATATGTTTGTATAAATCATATGTTAATTTAGCATCTTTTAGACAATAATCAGCCACTTCTGTATAGCGGCCTTTACCCCACGCTTTAGGTGCTTCTATACTAGACATAGACTTAAAATTATCAATGGTGTTTTTTACTAACATATCCAATGTAGTTGTGATTCTACCATATTTCAATGAAGATTTTTGAATTATCTTCTTAGTATCAATAATACTGTCTTGGTTTTTATACATAATGTCGCCTGCCGCAAAACAATCTAGCGATTCCTTAATTACAGGTAAGTCAAAATTAAGTATATTGTGACCTAATATTTTTCCACCTTTCTCTATATGTGCTGTGAGATGGTTACCTATATCTTTAGCATGTAAAGGTAAGATTGTGGCACCTTTAATCGCAACTTCTTTCTTAGTAAATACTGTAGCATTAGAGCCATCCCAAGTAGCGATTACACTAGGCTCAAAGAGGGTTCTATTATTCCATCCTCCAATATCATAAGAGTAATTTGCCGTTTCAATATCTAAAGATAGAATATCTGTCATGTGTCCACCAACCTATCTTTGTACAAAAGTTATTCGTTTTTGTCCTTTTTTAATCTAAGGAATACTAATTTTCCAGATTTTGTGGATTCAAACATGTCTTTAGCATATTTTGTGAAGTGATTCCAAGCGGTACCTCTAGTCACATTTGCCCTATCTTCATAGACTCTTAGCATTGCTTCTTTTCTTACCCAACCATTACCTCTATTATCGTCAAAGTCCATTTTTTCTGTGTTTTGGAATGATAGTGTAAACTTAGTTCTGTATTCAGCAACCTCTGTTTTCTTAAACCCAACTTCAACTTCGTCCTCTAACCATAGAATTAGGTTTCTTGTTAAATCATAAAGAATATCTTTAGCCATATCTACGTGTTCACCTGTGACGGTCCATACCCCTTCAATCATAGCCATGTGTGTAGCAAAAATAACTGTGTAATTTTCTACTGCTGGCATGAAAGACGCGACAACCTCACCTATACCGGGGGCTAAACCGTTTAGTAGGTCATAATAATCATCAATAGCATCATAACAAGCAGCATAAAATGTATCATCGGCCTTGAACATTTCGTGCATTACACTTTCTAAAATCAATTCTTGCTCTTCCCTATCCATTCCGTCCCACTCAATGAATGTAGTTTCTGACAAATTTAGAACTCTATCTCTAAGATTTTTTTGTAAATTGTTAAAGTAATCTGTAATTTCTTTGTAGTCTACAGCCATCTTTGGTAATTTTTTGAATGCACTACTCATTCTTTTAATACTAACATCTTGCCTTTTTGCAGTGTCCCATTCACCCCAGTAAAGTAAAACTCTCTGGAAAATACCTTTTGTGAGCACGTAATCTTTTACTCCCTTTGGAGGGAAAGTAGTAATCCACATAGAAACTAAAGATTCTGCTTCTATTCTTCCAGCCTTTGTATGTTTTACCATTTTATTACCATGAGTTCCGACAGGGTTACATGCTGATTGGAGATATAGAACAGTTTCTTGACTGTGTTTGTTAGGGCTTAGGATAATACTACCCTCGTCAAAGTTAAGTCCCTTTCTCCCATTCAACAGTCCCTCTTTCATATCCTTTTGTCTATTACCATCTTCGTCTACATATTCTTCCCAACCACCGATTAAAGCAGCGTCAGTCCCAGTAGTGTAATTATCTGTAGGGATTTCTGAATCTTTTGCGACATCTCCAATAAATTCCCAAGAAACAGATTTACCAGTACGAGAAGGTTGTACCCAGAAAACGTGTACTCTAGGGTCTAAGTGGCTTGGTCCCCAAGGAATCCTAACATAAGGGACCGCCGCTTGCCCATTCAAAAAGAAGAAAGAGAGCATACCCGGAATATCATTATCCATTGATGTCTCTCTAAAATGTTCTATGTACCCTTTGAATATAGGGTATTTCTTTACCGCTTCATAATCCGCATAATCTCTCATAATTTGACCCCTCTAAAGGTCAGTATATAGTCTTATGTGCGATTATGTGTCTAGACATAAGATTTTCACCTCTTTACTTTTCTTTCAACAACCATTGCTTCTTCACTTGTAATGGCTTGAACTATTCTAGACCTAAGCACAGGTCCTAACCCTTTTACTTGTTTAAGTGCCTCTGGGTAAGCCATTTCTTCTATACTACCACACTTCTCGAATATTCTATCTATTATTTCTTTTCCAAGACCGGGTATCGTGGCTAACATATCTTTTCTAATATCATTACTAGCCACTCTTTTGATTGTTCTAGCACCATGTGAACTAGCAGGTTTGTGTAATTTATCATGTAATTTAGTGATAAAAAGTGCGGCTTCACTTGTATTTGGTGTATAGAAAACTTGACACTCGAAATCTGCCATAACTCTAGCGATAGTACCTGTTAATTCATTTTGAACTCTACTGTAAGTAATACGCCTTCCGTTTTTCTTTGCTATGGCTACATATTTGTCAATAGTTCCATGAATGACTATAAAAAAACGAACATAGTTTTTATCCATGTTTTCTAGTTGTCTCCAGAGGTGACCATTATGACTTGATTGGAAGAAATCTGCAATACTTTTTGCTTCTACACACGCTTCTCCAAGAAGATAGTCTCCTACGACTAATGGTTGTCTCACTACTGTTAAGTGGGCTTTTTCGGCTTTCCTTATAACAGAATCACAAAGTAATCCTCTTTCATTAGAATCTATAATCAAATTAGGTTTAGGCATTATTTCTCTCCATATATTTATGCACTTTACAATAATTACTATCTCGGTATTTAATAATCTTACATTTTTGACCTTTGGATGTTATACCTATGCATTGTTCTTCAGTTGGTGGATGTCTAATACAAGAAAAACAAAGATTGGTTGTTGTGTTCTTTCTTGCCGTGTGGTTTCTTCTACCAAGTTTTTCCCCACATATTCTACAATTTTTAATCATATCATCCCTTCCGCAGTACCGTCATAAAATTTACACATCCCTGTACAAAGCCCATCTGATATGATAGTACGACACATACCAGCGTTATATCCGTTATTACCACTACCACCCATCACAATATTTTCTACTTGGAATCTAGTTACATTTTCATCCCAATCAGCCCAACCTTGTTTAGAAATTACATCTACAATGAAATTAATGTGTTTTTCTTTTTCTTCTAACTTAACTTGGTCTGGAGGAAAAAACCACCTTAGTCTACTAGCGAGATAAGAAGCGAATTGAAATCTAGCCCTATGAGTAGGATTGCCTTCACCCATGGCTGCTTGTGCTAAACAAGGAAGGATTGTTAATCCATCAATAGATAAGTCTGGAAGATTCACAATTTCAGTTCTCTTGGATTTAAACAACTGCTTTCTTTCTTTTAATTTTAAGACTAAGCCTTTATTTCCGTGTTTTATATAACCAGAAGATGGCTCTTGCGATATCGCTTCCAATTCATTATGTGATAAATTATTCAGCATATCAGTATTAACAGGTAATCCCCAGCAACCTCTTCTACTATTATATGAATTAGGAATTCTAATCATACCTGCTGTATCGAAAGCCACAGTCGGGTCATTAGATGGTAAGTTTAATTTTTTATGCCAAGAAGAAAGTACAAGTCTACCTGCATCTTTTATTCTAGTAACGTCTAACCCAGTGGAAGGAGTAAAGGTTTTTTCTAATGTTATCCAAACATGGAATCCTCCACCACTAAACCATATGTAATGTAAGATGTCTTCTTCTAAGAGGTGTTTATGTAACCTTTGAACTTGTTCTTGCATAAAATTAAATGGGACTTCAATACCTTTATCATGAAAGTTCTTACAATCAAAATCACATACAAAATGCCTAATGATTGGGGTGTTATAATCAACTCTATGGTTTCTTGGTGGGGTTAGCGCTCTGTAACCATAGGATGTAAAATATACATCACCACTACCACTTTTACCTTTCCAATAATTTTCTAATTCATCCCAATTTTTAACCAATCTTCTGTAACCCTTTTTTCCATTAGCGGCCACTTCGAGAACTTCTCTTGGGAAATCAAGAGTAATAAAACTCATTCAATCAAACCCTATTGTCTAATTTCTTGTAACAATTCTACAACAGTATTACCGAAAGAATCATCTATACACTTTCTGTTAAAAGTAACATCAAATGTTTTGAAAGAAGGTATTTTATCTAAACCAGTATCAACATAATCATCTAATGTTGTTTGTGTTGTTGTTTTTATATTGTAACACGATTCTGAACTTAAATAACCGAAACTTACAGTTATTTGGTCACCATAGTGCTTACCCATTTCTTCAATTATATTCTTTATTATTAGTTCTGTTTTTCTCATTTCACTCATATTATACATCCTCCAGTGTCCATGCGGGGCAAAGGTGCATAAAATCGCACCACTGACATTTGAAGTCATTTCGCTCTGCTGGAAAGTCATTATCTAAATGCGCTTTTACTAATTTTTTCATGCGCTTTTCTATTGTTTTAGTAGCATATGTGGCTTTTCTATCACTAGTTGGTTCATATTCCCAATTAGCACCATCACCTTTGTTTATACCACCGCCGGGGAATTCCCACCCCCAGTATTGAATAGGTAGAAATTCTTTGTGAGGACTACAATTTAACATCATTCTGTAGAATTGCATTTCTGCTCTTAACTTAGTAGCGGTTTTTCCCTTTTTCCACTTTCCGGTTTTCAACTCCATTAGAATAAAACCTTCTTCGTTTTCAAATATCCTATCAATAAATCCACGCATGTGAATTGGTACTATTATATCATCAACCTCTACATTTCTAGTTGCGTGAACTTCTGCTTCATTTCCAACAGGAAACCAATCTACACCTTTGGTAATAACTAATCTCTCAAATTGCCAATCTACCCATGTAGATATCTGCTCATCTTCACCGTACAAATAAGGTGAAGGTGGTTTTGGAATTATGTCATGTGTCATCTGTCTAGCAAGATGTAAGTTATCGTTTTCTATTTCTTCTAATATCTCATCAATATGATTTACTGCTTCTTTAAAGAAAAACTCTGTCATATCATGGACATTGTTACCTCTGATATGGTGGTCTTTTTCTTCTTGTTGTAACTTCATAATGTTTTGAAAATAATATTGCTTAGGACAGAAATCGAAAGTCCCCAAACTACTCTTTGTTATTCTCAATTTTTTATCTTCCATTTCTGGAAGCCAAGCATATGTGCTTACAGCATATGATTCTAATAATTCTTTATGAGGGTAATTAGACTCGTTATTTCGAGCCACCTTATCTTCTCCGTTAGGATTCCATCTCATTCTTCTTCCTCCTTTATATTTTCATCATAAAACTCCTGTGCACCAAGAGTATCATCTTCTTTTTGTTTTACAGAGGTAATTTTCATCAATTCATACTCTTCCTTAGATGGTATGCGATATATCCTTTTCTTTCTTTTTGAAACTAATATCTCAATAAAGAATGCTAGTGTGAAATAAATAATTACTAAAGTGGAAATAATGATGCCATTTTGATACAATAATTCCAAGTTAGTATTTGTTTCGTATCTTATTTCTAATTTGTAAGAGTTGAACACCCCTAATCCACCAATCATAATCATTACTAAATATCTAAATAATCTTCTATAATTCATTTTTATTTCTCTCCTTATATTCTTTCTTTCTTCTAAAGTATTCTTTCCACTTCATATTTTTCCCCCACCGTTGTATTGGTATGTTGTGTACAAAAAGTGTCGTTATTCATCACCCGTTGCTTACATCGTAATCCTTTTGTGGTTATTCCCTCACATTGTGTTTCTGTGTCACCTTCTCTTTCATTCATCCAAACTCCTAGTTCCCAAGGACCATCAATTCTAGTCGGATTTTTCATACAATAGTCTCTCGCTGTTTGTCTAGTTCCTCTACGAAATCTGTAATGGGCCTTACTCAATGTTTCTTTTACGTCTATCCACTCTAACTCACCTTTGAATTCAACATAACCTTGAATATGTTCAGTAGAAGTTTCTTCAAGTTGGTAGACTAAATAAAACACTCTATCATCCGACAGGAGACGGTGCATATCACCTATTTTTGGGTTATGCATTGTAAATACGAAATCGGTATACATCTACTCTTCCTCCTGTGAAATATACTCAACTGATGCATTACAAGAAGAACAATGTAAGTGTGTCACTATACCTTCTTCACCCATCAAATCTTCTTTATCGTGGTCTGCTTGCCAAATTAATTGACCACCGCACCACCAACAAACATCTCTTTTAAGACTTCTTTGCTTCTCTATGAGTTTCTGTAAGTAGACTGTCAAGTCCATAGCCTCTTCTTGAGCGTGTGTTAACCATTCTGGTATAGTCAAGTCATCTCTTTCCATAGTAGTACCGTATTTGTTTTTTCCAACTTCTGCTCTCTTCATTATTTTTTTACATACTTCATCTTCTATTTTACTCATCACCAATACACCTCCGGCACTGCTATACTAGCATCAACTTTATCTAAATCCCATCCTAATGTTTGATAGACAGGCTTGATTTTAGCCATTATGAATTTTTGTACTATTGTTTCATAGTCAATAGAATAGTCAGATATTTCATCTGGTTTCCTAAACGCTATTACATTCGCTTTAATTTCCTTATGGAACTTTACAAAGTGTGATTTCCCCTCTGGTATTTCTTTAATGAATGTCCATTGTGCTCCATCTCCGGGTTTGAATGGGTCTATCGTAGTAATGTTTTCGTTGTAATTCTTAGCGGCTCTAACTTGCATAGGTATGTTAGATTTATATTCACTAAATGGCCTTTTTATTCTTCCGTAAGGGCTTAATTTTTGAACAGGATATTCACCACTTAACACTGCTTTGGTAATTGGTCTAAGAGCATTGGTTACTTCATCTTCTTCTGCGCCATTACCTACTAGATTGAATAAAACTGATTGAACTTCTTTTGTTATTGGTGCAGCGTTAGCCGCTTTTAGTTCAAAACCTGTTACTTTCATTTTACCCTTGTCTGATTCAGGATAGGTTTTAATTCCAAAATATCTATTCTTTGTTTGGGCGCTTATCCAATAGTCAAAATACGCCTCTAGTTCCACATCCATGTATGGCATGTCTAGTTGTTTCTGAGCCTCTTTTGTTAGATGCTCCGCTAGTGCTTCCGCTTCTTCTAAAGGAACTTGTATAAAGGCTGAATCGGTATGCCCGTACAACCCCTTGTAACCTTGCTTTTCACTTTCAGCAAGTAGGAATCTAATACTATCTCTACCCATGTGGGTAATTGTTTTTCCAATATCTAAATCGGACCACATACCACCAATCTTACCCATGGAAACCATTCCGTATAGAGCATTGACAGCAACTTTAGTGGCTGTTTGCAGCATGTCGTACCCAAGTTTTTCATCGGGATTTGTAGCAGCATACATTTTCTTCTTGTATTCTTTTCTTAGAGCAAGCATTTCAGACACAACACTTGGGAATAATCCTTGTTCTGACTGGTCCCAGTGTGTCCCATTACCGGGTGATTTGATATTTTCACCCGGACCGTCTCTTTTAGTAGTCCAACATAAGTTTAAACTGAGAATTATATTTGGATATAGAGAAGCGTAATCAAATAACCCGACACCTAAATGTCTACCAGAAATAGGGTCAGGAATATATGCTGCTTGCAAATCTTCTCTATTCTGAGCCTTTGAACTAGGTGCTTTCAACTCGGTCCTACGAGCGATTAAGCCTCTAAAATATCTAGTAACTTTATTTGTACTAGGGAAAGAAACACCACATAGTTTCATCATGGCGACATGAAATTCTACAGCATGTAGTTTCTCATCTACATCTCTTAACAAAGTGGTATCAACTAAACAATAGTCTACGAAGTCATCAAAATATTCATACCAACCATTGAAAACAGTCATACCTTCTATTCTATCTGTAAGTTTTTCACCTAATTCAAGACTTTGTGCTACCCAATTTAATGAGCGACTAGACATCTGTCCTCTACCTGATTTTTGCCATATAGACTCAAAACCACTACCAGACATACCTCTAGCAGCACTGTCAAAAACTAGTCTTCCTTTAATGGGTTGAGCAGTTTCTTTGTACCCCGATTCTTTCTTTGGGACTAATACTTGGTTAATAGGACTCATACGATTCGGGTCTGCTAATCTCCTGTGTAGATGAGGGAAATCTGCCCAATTACCTGCGTGAGCGACTAATATGTCAGGATTTCTTTCATCCATATAATTAAGGAAACCTTCGTGCATATCGCTTTCATTATCATATAATTGTAGTAAATATCCACCTTCTCTATCTACCAGTGTGGTTTTTATTTCCGCTTCGGGTTTCCAAGCAAATACCATAGGGGTTTCATCTTGATTATCAACTACAGCCATGACTGTCGTGAAATCTTCTTTTGGGTCCCATTCTAAATCGAAATACCATATTCTAGGATTAAAATCGGGAATACCATCGGGGTATTTTTGTATAATATATTGGTCTACAAAACTTAAATCTGCTTCGTAAGTGTAAGGGTATTCTTCTTTTATATCCCATAAATTACCGGGGTGGTTTACTGTCAATTTGATTAATGGATAACCATCTAATCCTACTGCTGTTTTAGATTTATCAAATTTAGCACCGGGATATCTACTAACAATTTTATTCATTTGCCACTGTGGTATATCTGCTCTTACCCAACATGAAGGAAATATGTAATCATCATCTTCAGAAGTGATTATTCTTTCTTTCAAAACACCGTCTAGGCCTCTTGTTCTCTCATAAAGGAACGGCGCCTCATCATTATGTACTAGACCCTTGTGAGTTTTTAGATACGCACCACTAGGGTAAAAATAGTCTACTATCATCAATCCACCTTCTGATTTATTATTACCAAAAGGGTGTTACTTTGTTCTATAAATAATGGAAGTTGTTCTCCCATATGGAAAGTAGCCGCTTCATTGTCTAAGAAGTTTATACAATCACCAAACCAATGTCCGAAATGACTCTCGATATTACTATGAGGGCCTTGTGCATTTGTAACCGGAGTGGTAATAAATAATCTTGGTGTGTGCTTTTTACCTAAGTGTATTGAAAATTCCTTTTCTTCAGCATTCACGGTTACTTTAGCACCATGCTTACCTGTGATATCATTCATTTTTGAAGCATTTTTTATGTCTTTTACAGTAATATCACCATGAACTTCCAATGGTGTTTTCTTTCTTGTCCAAGTACTCCACATACTAGCAATGGTTTCATCCAATAATTTGTTTATCATGGGTGTCCTTGAGTGACTAGTAATAATATCAGTAGTAGGTAATTGTAGTTTGGTTTTTTCTATACGAAGATACAACGTTTTGCCGCTACCACTTTGTCTAACAATTACTTCTTCACCTTTTATTTTTTTACAAAAAGAAACTACTTTCTTCAAATCAGAAATATCTAATTTACCTTCGGTTTTTATTTCACTTGGGTCTACTATCAAAGATTTTCTCAGATAATGTGTAGCAAAACCGATTTCACCAGTGAGGCGAGAACCCGCGATATCTAACCGCAGGTCCTCTACATCACCAAAAGATGTTAAAAATCTCAAGAACTCAGTTCTTTTTATCTGTATTTCAGTCATTTAATCACAGGCTTCCATCACTTAATTCAGGTAAACCTATCCATCTAGCAGGTTTACCTGCTTCTGTAACTAGGATTGTTCTTTTCTGGCCTTGTAAATCCGCATTGGTTTTACTCTTCTCAAAGGTGACACTAAACTCACTTCTGATTACACCTTTACGCTCATCGTCATATGTATCTGTTCTCTCACAGATAAGAATTTGATACACATAATTATTGGTAGCCTTCTCACAATCAGGTCGCCATTTTGCTGCCTCTTCATTCTTACCAAAGGAGTAATTAGTCATTCTAAGATGTGTTTCCCAAAAGACATTCACACCAGCACTAACCAATCCTCTCGATAGAGCAGTCAGTTGATGGAATCTAGTCTTACGAATAGCCCAGTCCCACTGGTGACCTACCTTGACGTTCCAATCTGCCGCTTCTATACCATCGGAGGCTAAATTTAAATCGATTATCCTCATGTTGTTGATACATATAGAATCCCACAAATCTATTCCAGTTACAATTACCCCCCACAATCTATCACCATCGTAGTTTTCTTCTTCTTGTTTACGAGCGATATCCACAGCAAACTGCATTATCTTCATTACTCTATCATGAGTGGCAGGATAATCGTATGCTGTTCTATCTCCTTTCTGCATAACCCAAGGGTCCCAACATCTAATACTAGTGCTGTTTTTGTAGAATGCTGCTGCTGAAGCCGCACCTCCACCATCGAAATCTAAAATCCATAAGTCACCAACAACTTCTGTTTCTTTCTTGACTTTATCATAAGCATCTAAAACTATTGCAGTTTTACCTGTATTCTCATGACCCGCTATAAGACCGAACAACGTACTTTTAGGACTCTTCTTATGTAGAGATTGTAGTTCATTTCTCAAATCAGCAAAAGGGTCATTAGAAGCATCGTATGCTTTTTCTATAAAATTAGACTGACTCTCTTTAGGATTATTACTAGTTTTCTTTTTCTTTTGTTTCAAAGGTGTAAAGGGTACTGCTTCTTTAGCATCCTTAGCCTCTTTAGCCGCACCAAATCCTGCCATTATTTTTCCTCCTCGTTACCTGTATCTACACCTGCTTGTGCAAGTTGATTCAGTTGGTTTTGTAGATTATTTGTTGCACCAAGAACGTTGTTAGCATAGGCAACTAAAAACTCAATCTGTAGTTTTTGTGCAGCACTTCTCTTCATTTCCTCTTTCAAAGCACCATCTAGATTCACGGCGGTCATTCTTAATTTCTCAAATTCTTCTTTCAAAGTCTTGTTTTCTTCTTCTATTTCTTTCTTTGTACTCATTTTTTTCACCTCAGTTAAATTGCTCCTGTCCAGTATTTCCTCCACCGATTCTAGGGCGGATTCTTCTTGGGTCTGCATAAACACCAAAGACATTTAGTTTAGCAACTCTTTCATTATCTTTTACAGATACTCCAACTCTTCCAATCACATAGACTGTAGACTTTTCAGCCCACTCTATTTCAGAAGTGTCATCTCTGGCTACGAAAGGTGATGTTGAATCGTGACAAGCGCCACTAACCCAACAACCTACTTCTGCTGCCCTACCTTCACCATATTGGCTTTGTAGAGCCACTGATGTTAAATTGAAAACATAATTCTTACCACTCTGGTCGTATTGTGTTTCTCTAGCCTCAGTAGATAGCCTATTTACTGTACCCTTGGTAATAACCACAGGTCCTGAACGACCCTGTTCACCATTGATTTCAAAAGTTCTGCTTCCAGATTCATATGCTTCATCTAAATCTTCTAAAGGTACAAAGAAATTATGCATGTCTCTACTTGTAAGATATCTTGAAGGGTGTAAGAACTTTCTCTCACTTTCAGCAACGAATTTATCTGTATATTCTATCTTTTCACTAAATCCATAACTAGTACCAAGAATATCTCTGTAAGCCTCTGGTGCATTAGCATTAGGAGGTCTAACGTAGATTTTACAAGGTTCTCCTACTTTAACTTCCATATCAACATCATCACCAGTAGCATCTACTCTCCACATAAGAATCTCTGACTCGAACTTATTTTCTTCATTACCTAAGAAGAAGTAATGTCTTCCCATTAATTCTTTGACCATTGGCCTACCAGTGGTTGAACCTAACAAACAGATGTATTGTCCATCTGCTAAGAATCCCATACTTGGTGGAGTATCAACTGGTTCAACAGTTTCTAAACTTCCATTAGAAGTAACTATCTTCCAAAAATCTCCTTCTTTTTCATAGACACCTACCTTTCCGCTATCAATAGCAGCGTTTGGGTCCATTGTGAAGTCTCTTGAGGCCCTTCTTACCATGTTAGCCCTACGGTCTCTTTTATTTCCATCTACACCTATGAAACAACCAACAAAGACAGTACTGTTAGAACCACCACCAACTGTCGCTCTTCTAAGTTGAACATAGCACTGTTCAAACCAATCAATCAAAAGGTCTTCATCTTCTTCTTGAGGATTATCACAACCGTAGTCTTTCTTTATAGATTCTAAAAAGAAATCTAAAACCACATCAACTTTTTCATTAGTCCTTTCGGCGTGTTTTTCCACTCTTGTCATTACAGATTCAGGTAAATTACCACTGGCCCTGTTAAATCCGGCCACATTCTCTTGCTCTTCGTCATCATATTCATATTCATTGTCCATTAGTTCTTCAACTCCTTTCTTAATTTTGCAATAAAACAATCCATGAATGCGGCATCACTGTCCGGCCACTCATAAATTGAATTCATCATATCACCATATACTGCTAATATATCCCACAGTTTCGGATTTCTATCTGTTACATCAAAGAAACTTGAGATATTTTGGTAGAAAGAGCGCATCACAAATGCTCTATCTCTACCTTGGTTAATCGCTTTGTGGAATGCAATACGCATTTCCATCCATTCATTATCTAGACTAGCAACTGCTGAATCTGATATCACATCTATATCCCTAATTTTTTCTACAAGGGAGTTTTGTTTTTTCTGTGTACTTTCTAATACATTTACACAGCCCCTCAAATCACCACCCATAGTAGTAACTAAACGAGGGAAATGTTCTTCCCAATGTTTTAGAATGTCAGAACCATTTACATTTCTTAAACCAAGTATTTCACAAACATTGGTAAGATGTATAGCCCCTTCTTCTGCTGTTAAGGGTTTGAATTGGTATACAGCACATCTACTTTGTATGGCTGTAGTAATTTTATCTAGATTGTTTGCTGTCATAATAATCAAACAATTACTAGCGTAGTTTTCTATAATTTGTCTAGCGGCGTCTTGAGCCGCTTTGGTAAGTCCGTCTGCTTCATCTAAAAGAACAACTCTTCTATCTGCTCCTATTGGTTTTGTGCTTGCTAATATCTTTAATTCATTTCTGATAAAATCAATACCCCGGTCATCGGATGCATTTGATTCTACATAATTAACAGGGTCGTAATAATCCCCTAATACACTTCTAGCAATTATTCTTGCAGCAGTAGTTTTTCCAACTCCGGGTCTGCCATGTAGTAAGATGGCTGCGGGCCAAGAGTCGTGTTGATTCCATTCTTTAGCATCTTGAACAAACTCTTCTTGCCCTACTAGTTTCTCAAGAGTGAGTGGTCTACCAATTTCATTCCAGTTACTTTGTGTATATCTCATTTAATCACCTCGGTGTATGAGAAGGAGTAGTGAAGTAACTTGTAGCCCAGCAAGGTTACAAGATAAAGGATTTACACACAATGAACGAAAATTTATTTTTTTACTCCTTCTCATACAATTCCCCCTTATTCATTTCTTTATATAGAATCTTATATTCTTCCTCTTTTAGAATATCAAAATCAGACATCCATTTTACAGTTTCTTCAAAATCTACTGGGACATGCATACCCATTTTTCTGTTAGTTCTTGTTGGAAGAGGATTTTCAAAAACCCACTCCATCAATTCTATCTTAGGTGCTTGTGAAAAATAGGGAATTAGTTTCGCCTGTTTAAGGAAATGAAACCATTTTTTAATATCAGACTCACTATAATAAAACTGCTTTAGTTCTATTCCTATATTTTCTAATTCCTCTTCTACTTTTTCAAGTAATTTATTTCTAGGATATACAAACAAGGTTTTCCAAGAAACCCATTTTCTTAACTTAAAACCACCATCGTATCTATCATCTCTTGATACCCCTGTGTATATATCTAAATCAGCACAAATGAAACCTAAAGTAAAACTCCAATCATCCATCATCTTCACCAAACATAATATCTACAACTTGTAATACATCATTCATTCCTAAGTCATCTCTGACTTCCACAAGCAGGGGGTCTACGATTGTAAGTGGGTTCTTTATGATAGTGGGAGTTACTACTTCAACCACTATGCAATATTCACTAGATACTTCTTGCCATTGATTTTGTAAAACCATTCCTGTTCTTCTATTGATTGTGAATAACAATTGTCCTGTTAAATCCCCAAAAGTTTCCATTTCACCCACTACAACAAAATCATCTATACCATCTAAAGCACAAACTTTGATAGAAATACTATCTTCGTTTTTCTTTACGGAATGAATTCTAAACGGTTTTCTCGCTAATGATTTCATCAATGTATAACCACCTTCTTCTGTCGGGTTATATGGGTTATTATTAGGGAATCTAATCATATCATCATCGTGGGCTAAACTACCCCAGTGGTCTATTAACACAGGATGGTGGACTATTATTGGCTCATCTGAAAGAGACTCTTGAAATCGTTTTAATCTTTCATCTAATTTGAGGTGTGCGTATCTTGGATAGATAGCATCATACACATGAAGAGTATCATTTACTGGTACGGTTTCTAATATCACAGGACCATTAATAGACCACGATAGTTTTGGGGCTATACCTCTTGGAATCAATCTACCACTCCTATCTCTCCATACAAATCTAGAACCAGTAGGTTCGTTGATTATGTGGAGCATCTTGGTGCTTCCTTTATCTAAAACTCTCTGATAAAAACCACTGTTGTAATTAATAATTTTGTTCTGACCTTCAGTAGATATATGAGGGTAAAACCGTCTTGGTGTTAATGCTAAATCTATGTCCTGATACCACAATTCCCCAGCATCTAAACTTAGAGGGTCAGTAAATAACACCTCTAGTAATTCGTAGGTCGGTTTTCTTTTGATGTGCCTATTCAATACCTGTGGTGATATCTTATTCCCACTTACTGATAATAAAAATGCAGTTTCAGTCATTACTTTCTCACCCATAATGAATCGCCAGAATAATTTTGCTTCTACTTCATCCATAGTATGAGCCGCTTCTAGAATTGAAATAGCACCTTCTGCTACACTTTCAGCATACATTATCATTTCATTTACTGAGCGATTTCTAGGAGAGCCTTCGTTGCTCTCTCCTGCTAATGCTTTCCACACTTTTCTTTCACCAAGAACATCCATTACCACATCAATGTAAGTACCAACTTCTTCTGCAAATCTATTTACCAGTGTGGTTTTATTTAAAAGGGGTTTGCTTGGTATGAATAGTTGATACAATTCCGTAGCGTCTTTGAAAGAATCCACATCAGAGAACACTTGGTTTTTATTTACACCTAAGATAATATTCTCATGTAATCTAGCAGCATGAGTAAATCTCATGGTATCACCTAAATACGAAGATAGTTTTATTCTTGGTGGCTGTTATGCCCTTCTGAATAAGTCTCTTCTTCTTCCCATCCTGCTCTTTTCGCTGCTTCTCTCTCATCTTCTACATCGTTTACAAAATCTACCAGTCTAGGAATTAATTCTTTCAGTTGTTCTACTGTAAGTCTAACTCCGTGTCTAGTAGGTTGGTTCTTACCATCTTGGATATTATTTATTCTCAAGTCTAACCAAGTCTTTTGATAGTATTCTATTCTTCTGGCGACTACATCACCTTTGCCATTCATCCATTTTCCTTCTAAACTAGAAGTTCTCCATAATGTTTCATTACTCATTCAATCACCTCTCTAAATACTCTACTTAACCACGCAATTTCTTGTCTGTACCATTTATCCCAACAATATTGACATAAACCTTCTATTCTTGCTAAACCTTTAGCCTTCATTTCAGAACCACATTTACCACAGTAACAATAATCACTCATTTAATCACCTTTTTTATCAAAACAAACTTTACAAATTGGTTTATTACCATACTGGTTTGTCCATATTCTACCCTTAGTATTACATGAGTAACAAAAATCAATAACGTAATTCATTTTTTCAAACTCCTGAATCCTATGGGAAGAGGTAATGTTTCTAATGCTCTACCTACCCCTTTTCTTCTGTAACAACCAGCACAGATAGTTTTCCCTTTTGATTTAGCAGATGCTGAAATTTTTATTTTGTGACACTTGACACAAAGAATGCGTGGTGAAGAATTTACAGGTCTGGACATTTACTCCTCCTCGTCTGAATTAACAACAAAGCAGTAAGTCCCCCATAACCAAGTTGGTACTTTCCCACCAGTAATTGGACAAGCATCACCGACAAGAACACCAGTCTGGTCTTTTGCTGCTTGAATCATTTCTCTTCTTGTCATTGCTTGCATAACTCTTTTATCATCTATTTTATACCTCATAAACAATTTATCTCCCGCCATCAAATGATAATCATCAGGGTCTACATTGAATGCTTTATCACAATCTGGACACTCATACAAGTAGCCCCAAATTTCTACTACATCTGTATCTCCGTTTTCCAATAATACTTCTTCGCTAGATAAAAATCTAGGAGTGAAAGTTTCATGTGGCATTTCTATTAATTTACTACCACACTCACATTTCCATCCATGTGCAATATCTATCTTGTGTTGTTGTTCTAACATGTAAGCCTCTTCAGGATTAGCAGGAGCATCGAAGAGAACCTCTTCATTTTCAGCCATGTTAATTCCAATAGCCATCATTATAGTAGTAAAACGAGCGTGGTTTTCTAGTACATCGGGGTGATTCATCATCTTTGTTAACAACAAAGTATCATCTGACATTTTCTTATATGTTAACCCAGAACCTTCGGGTGCCCATATAGCACCTATCCCTAATCCACTCATCAAATCTTTAGCCCATTTTTTCATATCATCATTCATTTCAAAACTCATATTAATTCCTCTTTCCATTTTTCATCAACTTTTACAAAGTCAAATGAATTACATTTTGGACAAGGGTAAAGGATAAAACCATCAAAAACCATGACGGTTTCTTTTCCTGTTACTTCTTCCCCACACATTGTACATGCCTCGATGCACTCCGCCGAAGTACATACCATAAGTAGTCTTTGGAGTTCTCCATTTACTTCTATGTGAATATCTATATCATGAATTGGTGCAGTAATACCATCGGGGTATTTCACCTTACCACCTTCTATAAAATTAGAAACAGAAAACTCTATCTTTTCGTATTCATCTTCATTCATTCAATCACCTTATTAAAATCATTTAATACTATTAATATTGCTTCTTGTTGTATTACTGTTGTTTTTCGTTCATAACGATAATGTTGTAATATATTTAACATTACATTATATTCTTCATCACTTATTATAAGTCCTGTTGATTTACCTCTATAACTCATTCAAACCACCTCTATTTTGGGTGCGACAGTAGAGAAATTTGCAGCCATGCCTATGAAGCAGTTGTTCTCCCGACCCTGTCGCCAATCGAGAGATGAATTAGAGAAAAGAACTAGGTTAGTAATTCTTTCTATCATTTCACTCCTCTCCTATCAAATACACATCATTTCCTTGAGTCGTCAAATCTTCTAATTCATCGGGGTCTACACCAAGATACTTAGCCAATGCGTTTTTCTTACTATCTTTATCTAGAATAGGTATCACACTAGACTTTGTTACTAATCTTGCTTCTTCTTCAGTCCACCATCCCATGTCTACACCATGAAAAGCCGCCATCACATACTCAGATGTTACTAAATCGGTATCTTCATGGAATACTGGTCTAATAGCATCAACCGTGATGTTTCTATTCATAGGGTCTATATCTAATGTTATAACTAAATTCTTCAGTAAAGGAATACCAACTTGGTATTCTTCAGATAAATCCTCCAGTAACATTTGCCATATGAAATAGTCAACCAAATCAGTTTTTAGTATATCTCTTCTTACAAAAGCCCAAGCGCTGTGTTGAGTAGATGTATCATCTACTAGATTCATTACATTAGCAATAGTCTTTTGTCGTTCAGATATTCTATTCCAAGTCCTGTCAGGAATTAAAACCCCATCTATTTTTTCTTTCGCTTCCAATATTTTATCATACATTTTTCCATCTTTTATTTCATTCATTTTCATTCATCTCCTTCTTTTTCATTTCTTTATATAGAATCTAACTGTGGTATTCATATCCACAAATCCTACACTTAGTTTCTCCTTTTACTCTTGGGTGCGATGTTTTGCACTTGCTTTTTTTATTCATACTTCTCCCTTTACTATCTTCTTTATTTTTTTTATGTCTAATCCATATTCAATATGCTCTTCTGGGATATACTTACTCCTTTTCTCTAACATATTAAAAATCACTTTGGTAATATTACTGGCTGCTTTATTGAACCTTTGTTCAGCCACTTTATCTCCATTTGGTATTCCAATCATCTTTATTTCATTAACAGACTCATGGAAAGTTTGCTCTACTTTTGTAACTAATAACGCCTTTAGTATTTCATACTCAGCGTGTTTTACACTTTTGAATCTCATGCTTTCACCCTCGTTTCTTCTTCACATACATTACAGTAGGGATGTTCTTCACAATCATCTGTAATCTTCATGTCCTGATTCACCCACATCTTAAACTCCAAATCAGTAGAGCCACAGTGTTTGCATTCGAACTTGTACGTCATGCCGTCACCTCCATCCACCAGTCAGGAGCAGGTGTTCCCTTCTCCCACTTGGCAAAGGTCTTGCTGTGGTAGTAGGCACGGTACGCCTGTACTGCATCCTCGTGTTTGAACTCGTCAGGCATGGCCTGAGCGAACGGGGTGATTTCCCCTTCAGGCAAATCCAGTTCCATGTTGTACATGTGCATGATGGGTATGGTACATGCGTGTTCCTTACCGAACCTATCCCAATACTCACAGAGCAACTTGTACGCATGGTCTGCTAACCAGTCGAAGTTTTCCTGATTCTCTCCTGCCCAGACTGTACATGGATGATGCTGATAACCACCCTTGTATGGCGTGCCACTCTTGGTCAGTGGCATGTCCTCGTCTGTTGCACCATGTCTACGCAAGGCTGATGCCATCATCTGTGCTGACTCCACCACCATCTTCGGGATGTGCTTGTCGCACATCATACGGGCTGAGGCATAAGGGTCTTCATC